TTGATCTGCTTATAGATAATCTTTTTTCTGTTATACTGATTTTTTGTAATTTGATCAAAGGTAAATTTTGGTAGATCTGCTGACTTACAAAGTATGCCAACTTCTCTAGCGTGTTTCATTTTGAATACTGTTGCACCAGCTGCTAGACTATCAATGTCAAATTGCACGTAGAACATAAACTTAGTTCTTGGTGCCAATGCATAGTTGTTATCCACAAACATGCGAGTCGCATGGCGGAAGTTGCCCATTTGACCTTTAGGATTTGTTGCGCCGTTAACAACGCCGGTTAGGAATCTTGTAAATTTATCTGCCATACATTTATTTACCGATAAAAAAAGCTCGGTTTCCCGAGCTTTTTTCTTAAACCAATATTGATTAGTTTGTAGCGCCGCCGCCTGTGCTTCCTGCACCTGCTGCAATTCTAGTACCAATAGAACGACCAATACCGTCAATTGCGCCACCTTTGTACTGGATAGCGTTATCGAAACGAATTGTTAATGCCACTGTTGCTGGCTCGTTTGTTGCATAGTTCATTTCGCCGTAGTCAGCATTTTGAATGAAACAACCATACACTTCAAATGTTTCTAAAATGCTTGGAGTTTGTGCGCCATTGCCACCGTCTAGGATTTCGATCTTAGTTGTAAACTTATAATCAATACCTGAACGTGCAGCAGCTTGTTCCATAAAGTCGAACTGCTTCTGAACTTGCTCGCCAACCAAACGTTGTACGTTGCCGGAAGCATCGTCACGTAGGTTAAGCGTCATAGTTTCCCATGTGTACTTGCCAGCTAGGTAAACCTTACTGTTGTAAACAGGGATTTCGATTTCTTCAAACGATACTTTTGGTCTTGTAACATCGCTAACTTGTTTAGTTAGTTCTGTAGAGATTGAACCGTTTGCACCAAAACCTTGTAGTACCACTCTGAAGCGGTACTTTAGTTTTGGCATTAACAGACCTTGTGTTGAGCTAGATTGATTACTAGCTAGCGGTACTGTGTACTTGTTTAATGAAGTAATAGCCATTTATTAAATCTCCCCTGTATTCTTTAGTCTTAATGGGATGTAGATAAACTCAATGGCTTTCACTGGTTCAATCGCAATATCCACATAAAGCTCGTTTCTATCAATTCTGCTTGCTGTGTTGTTACTTTCGTCACAAACAACTGCAAAGTCATAGATAGCTCGTAAGCCTACTAATTCTAATAGCAAACTGTCACATGCCTGTTTGATTTCGTCACGAGTAATTTTATCGTTTGGTTCAAACACATATGGGCGAGCTAACTTAGATAATTGACTACGTAAGTAAACTACTAAACGTGCAACGTTAATGCGATCTAAAGCACTGGCATTCTTAGCACGAGTTTTTTGACCATAGTTAACATGGCCTACACCGTTAAAGAATGCAATTGGGTTTACCTTGATATCATATAATGTATCGCGTTGGCCTTCGTTCAATGCCACTGTCTGGAATTCACCAGTAGAAGCATCTAGATAACCAACTGCGGTAGCGTTAGTAATACCACCACGTCTTGTACCTGCTGGTGCAAACCATGGATAGCTAACTTGGTCGCTTAATGCAATTGTACGCAACATCATGTGTGATGCTGGAACTACTGCGTTTGTACCACTTAGGTCAGTTGTAAATCCATTTGGATAAAACACTGCACAATACTCGTCGTATGTAACAATACCTTTGTCACCGTTGTCTAGTGCGCCATTAGCATTTGTTCCCCAATTAGTCAATGCAGTTGCATTAGCTGGTAAACGGAATGGAGTGTCGCCAACAACAAACGATGTAACACCGCGATTCAAGTTTAAGTTATTCAAATTGCTCAACAACTCTGGATAACCTGGGCAAGCAATCAAGTTAAAGTTACGGCGTTCTTCGTCACGAATCTCTGTGCTTGTATCAACCACTGATTTCAATGCTTGAATAACTACTTGACGTTGTGCAATGCGACCAAATGTACCGGAACCATCTTCTTGGTTACCGCTAGCAGTTACCCAACGATCAGTTGCGTATGCTGCCATTGATTGACCTAGATATCTAGTGTTATCTGTATTAACATTGATGTAGTTGTTTCTATATTTCTTAACATTACCACTGCTGCGTCTTGTGTTAAACAACAAGATGCCACGTGGATAAAGTGCTGGATCAGGACTATCTGGGTCAACAAAGTCACTGGTTAACAAATCAACAATACTTGCTGCTGTGTTACCTGTTGCGCCAGTTGAACCATAACGTGCATCACCAAAGACTACACCTTCGTCGCCTTGGTCGTCGGCTTTGTCAATCAGTGTCCACTCTTTTGCACTGTTGTTGTATCTATACATCACTGGATAATTTTCTGGATCTGCTGTGCTAATCCATAAGTCATTATCTACTAGTGCTGTTCCATCGCTTTGTGTTGTTGGCTTAGATGCTGCAACAATAGGACCTGCTGGATCAGTAGTAGGGAATACAGATTTGTATCCTTTCCATACTGTACCATTATGAACCATGATATCAACATCGCTAAAGCTTGGATTAAACCATAACTGGCCATCTGCTGCTTCGTTTAATGGAGCACTTGCTTTTACTTTAAAGTCGGTATCCGCAGTTGCCATTGGAACCCAATTAGATGCTAGGAATGTTCCGCCATCACCTGCAGGCATTTCATATAAATTAGCAGTACCAGTTAGTGTTGACAAATTAAATGCGCTAAACACCTTGCTTAATGGTACGTTGGTACCGTCAGTGAATCTAATGTCACCGCCTGTTTTATGAACAATAACAATTTCATTGTTAGATGTAACACTGGCTTCAACTTGAGTTAATGCTAGTGCGTTAATTGCTGTTGCTAGTCTATCAGCATCGGCTGCTGTACCTGCTGCTGTAAATTGCACTGTTTTAGCTGAATCTAATGCTAATGTGCCTAACTTCATTTCACGTATTGTGAATGTGTTTAGACCAGCAGTGAATGTACTTGCGGCTACTACAATAGAAGCAATACGTGTTTGGCCAACTTGTTTTCTTTTCCAAACTCTAAATGTTGCGGTTTGCGGGGTTGAATCGTAACCAAAATCTTCTTCAAAGTTGTATTGAACAAATGCAGCATTTTTAGGAATTTTAGCACCGCCACCTGTTCTATCTAGATAATAGATAGCTGCGTGTGGTGTTGCATATAGTGATGCATCAACGGCTGTCCATAATGCTGTAGCTGTTGACCATGCCTTCAATCTCCAACGAGAACCAATATTTGCTTCAGTTGTCTTGATCCATACACTGCCGCTTGGACGAGGTGCTGCATCAGTAGACTTAAACTCTGGAACAGAAGTATGTGGGCTCATTTGTAGTTGAGGACCATAATATGTGCCTGCGGTAAATCCCACGGCTGTCAAAATTGTTCCTGGATTACCACCACCACTAGCAATAACAATCGCATTTGACAGTGAAGAATCACCAACTAAATCGTTAGTGCCGTCTGTATACAACTGCACTCTGTCAAAGAATCTTGCTGCTTTAACACCGTTGATATTTAATGCATTGATAGCAGTAACTAAACTTGCTGCTGTTGTACCGTTAGCAGTAACAGTAACACCATTGATTAAGAAAGTTTGACCAACTGTAATTGTAGGACTTGTTACTGTACCTTTAACTGCTGCATGGCTTGCAGTCCAATCGTTTGAGCCTAGAAGCACCCACGCATCACCACCTAGTAGTGTTACATCGCGCTTATAGAACATTCTTACAGGCTCAGTTGTTTCTGAGTATGTTGCATTAGCTTCAGCAACCACTGCATAGTCTCCTGGAACACCAACACTGGCCTTAGGTGCGCGGCCGTATGTTGCGCTGTTTTCTACTTTAGTAGCATCGTCGGATGTTAATACAATAGGAGTCTTTGTTGCGAACTTTTGACCACCTGTTGTAGAACTGGCATTGCCGTTCCATTCGAAAATACCCCAAGCAGTGTTCTTGGTGTCTAACCACCAATCGCCATCATCTGGATTCGCTCCCGGGGCTGTTGTTGTACCTGCTAGTTCGTCTAGATTAATATCTGCACGAACAATAAATGCTGCATTAGAAACACCTAGCAAACTGTATGCTGATAGCAGACCGTATTCGTTTCTTTCTGAGCCGTGAACTGGTGTACCGCTTACTGTCTTTTCAAATAACGGTACGCCGTAGTTGTCAACTAAATCTCGTTGACTTGTAATTTTAAATGCTTTTCCTGCATTAGCCTTTGTCGTTGCAGCCGCTGTTCCTGTGCCTGCACCGTTTTTCTTATTCTGGCCTGTAGCCACTACGATCAGTGGTACTGTCCCTGGCTCTGCTGGCGTATAGAAGCTCTCGTCGATAACGGTTACTTCTGCGCCTGGTGAATTTAATGTTGCCATCTTGATAAATCTCCCGGTATTAATATACTCAATATATTTATTGTTAATTTGAAAAAAGGGTCGCTTACACCGGTATCAAAAGGGGCCAAAAAGGTTAAATATTTGCATGAGACCATTATGCAAGTGCGGTTTAAGGCCAGCTGCAATTAATTACCATAAAAATGGTAAAACATTTTATAGAAGTAAGTGCGAAAGCTGCTTATATGGTAATGATAGTTCAATACCTAGATGGTATCGTGCTGGCTACAAAATGAAAAACACCTGCGACAAATGTGGATTTAAAAGTCCACACAAGGAGGTGTTTAATGTGTTTCATGTAGACGGCGACTTGAATAACTGCCGTCCCACTAACTTAAAAACAGTGTGTTCTAACTGCCAACGGATTCTTCATAAGGAAGGGATCCAATGGAGACAAGGGGATCTTGTACCAGACTTTTAACTTGGGTAAACAAGTCGTCTATACTGCCACTATTCTCTAGTACATGATCAAACTTAGTGCCAACCCAAGCCGTTTCGCTGGCATGAATTCCTAATTTTTCAAGTTTGCTTCTACTAGTGGACCATGAGAAGTTACCATTTTCTCCACGATTTGCATTAACTGCATCTTCATACCATTCAGGTAGCTCACCGCGTCTAACCCATACAATGATACCACCGGCGTCTTTAATTGATTTGATTTCGTTAGGAAAGCGACAGTCACTAATAACAATATTGTCTGTACTTGATCGGAGTTTATTTTCTAGGCTAGCAATCCATATATCATCATGGAAACCTCTGCGACACACTTCAGTGCCCCATAGTTGAAGCATTAGTCTAGGAGTTAAGTTAGGCATATCTAATCGTTCTGCCCACCATGGATCCACTTGTTCACGCCATTCTCGGGCTTGCTTTGTGCGCCCTTCTAACATGGTTCTGTCCCATCCAAAGACATAACCCACTGCGTCTTTTAAAGTATTAGCAAAACTTTCACGTCTAAATTCATGAAAGTTTGTAAGGTAATCTGCTATTGTATCTTTACCTGAACCAATAAAACCGCACACGCCTATAATCATAAACTGTCCTCTAGATATGCTATTATGTAGCAAATCTGTAATACAGTCAAATATTTCTTAGCCGATTATAAACGAGTAGCCGTGGCCACCGGGTACCAACATTGTTAAATCTGTTGTAAGTTTTTCAATTTCAGCCGCTGCTTCGGACTTCATAGCTGCACCGTTAAGGCTTGATCCACCCTGTGGTCCTGCTAGTTGTGCAAACTTTTCGCGAGCTTGACCTAACATCATTTTACAGTTAGCTAGAGAATAGTCTTTGATCCACTGTCCGGCATAGGTGTCATTGATAATTGCACTATCTGGGCGAGTATTGTATACCCATAGCATGAGTTCTTCTTCTGCTCTTGGGCGTTGCTGTAGAACAATCTTGCGGCTCTGCGGTACCCAATTAAAGTTAATGTAGGAACCAAACATTTTGCCTACCATTTCTTGATAGCCAGCAAACAGTTCATAGGTAGCTAGGCCGCCCATGTTAGTAGAACTTAATAGATAGGTGTTTGTGTAGGCTAGGTTGAATGGTTCAAATACGCTGCCGCCAGTACCACCACCACTACGTGAACCAACACTACGTCTAAAAATTTGACGAACTTGTTGAATTTCTTTTGGAAGAAAATATTCATTCTGATCAATTGTAGTAATCAAAAATGCCATGCTTTCTTCAACGGAGTTATCACTGCGCTGGCGAAATACAGCCAATGCTCTGTCTAATGCAGTTTCGTAATGTTTTGGATCAAGTTCGATGTCAATCATTCCGTCACCTAGCATGGTGCGGCAATAGTCATAAACGGCTTGTTTGTCTGGATTAATTTGGCTCATACTGTTATTTATTACAACGGTAAATATACTACTATGCCAAGACTCAGTTTATACCGCCCTGAAAAGGGCAACGATTACAGATTTATAGACCGCAATATATGGGAGATGTTCCAAATTGGCGGTACAGATATCCTTGTTCACAAATATCTAGGACCAGGAGCTTCCGTACAGGGCGATACTCCCAGTACACCTGCGTATAGTTCTACAAATCCTACACAGATTCAGGATATGTTATTCCTTGAAAATAGAGACCGTAAGTATGATCCGGACATATATCTTCTTAGAGGTCATTATAATCTTCAAGATTTAGATTTTAACTTATCACAGTTTGGATTATTTCTTCAAAATGATACTATCTTTGTTACATTCCATATTAATGATACTGTAGAAAAAGTTGGAAGAAAAATAATGTCCGGTGATGTTATTGAACTTCCGCATCTAAAAGACGAATATGCGCTTAATGATCTGAGTTTTGCATTGAAACGATTTTATGTCATTGAAGAAGTAACTAGAGCTGCTGAAGGATTTTCTGTAACTTGGTATCCTCATCTATATCGTGCAAAGTGTAAACCACTAGTCGACAGTCAGGAATTTAAAGATATTCTTGACGGCGTTGCCGGCGAAGATACTAATCTTACACTGCGCGATGTTATGTCGACTTACGAAAAAGAAATGCAAATTACGTCTGCTGTGCTTGATCAAGCCGAAGCAGATGCGCCATATAGTGGCTACGAAAGTGCTGCATTCTATACTGTACAGGTTAGAGAAGATGGAACTCCAGAATTGATCACTGTTGACAGCGATACCGTTGCAAGTTCTAATACTGCAATTGATGTTAGCTTGGTGTTACAGACCGCAGACAAGCTAGGCTATGACGGTTATCTATTAGGTCAAGGCATTGCTCCTAACGGTGCTCCATTTACCAGCGGCATTGCATTTCCACTTAATATGCAAGAAGGACAATATCATCTTAGAACAGATTATAAACCAAACAGATTGTTTAGATACACAGGAAAGTATTGGGCACGAGTTGAAGATGTTACTAGAGCAACTATGAGTAATCTAGGACCAAGTGACGTAACTTCCGGTCAACCCTTTGAAGGCAAGTCTGTTAGAAATAATCAGAAATCAACTTTTATCAATAATGAAGCAACGGCAACTATCAACGGTCATGTTGTTGAAGAACGTCAAAGTCTTACAAAAGCATTACGTCCAAAGGCAGATAATTAATGGAGGCTTATATGGACGACTACAACGATTACAAACGATATACAGCCGCAACTAACTGTAAATGCGGCTGTAAGAAACATTGCGGCCATAGCTGCCAAGATTGCGAATACTGTCCAGACTGTGAGTGCCCGGACTGCAAAAACGTCAGTGACAGCAAAGGATATAATTAATGGACTTTTTCTATGATGGCCAGATAAGAAGATATGTAACCCAATTTATGCGTATCTTTATTGGATTTAAATATCAATCAGGAGATGGGGAACATCGACATGTGCCAGTTATGTATGGCGACATGAGTCGTTCTGTTGCTTCGATTATCAAAGAAAACTCTGAAAATAAAATGATGACTGTACCTAGAATCAGTTGTTATATCAGTGGATTAGAACTAGATACTACAAGACTAGCAGATGCTAGCTTTGTCAGTAAGATGAATATTAGAGAACGTGGCTACAACGAATACGATAGCTTTGGCGATCCTATATATCAGGAAACTCAAGGTGCATCTTATACTGTTGAACGGTTAATGCCAACGCCATACAAGTTAACTATGAAGTGCGATATATGGACTTCTAATACTGATCAAAAATTACAACTATTAGAACAAATACTTGTGTTGTTTAATCCTAGTTTAGAAGTTCAAACCACTGACAACTACATAGATTGGACAAGTTTGAGTGTTGTTGATTTATCATCAGTTAACTTTAGTTCTCGAAGTATTCCAATGGGCACAGAATCAGATATTGATATATGCACGATCGAATGTTCAATGCCGGTTTATATTACACCGCCAGCCAAAGTTAAACGTCTTGGCGTTGTTAAAAATATTATTATGAACATTTTTAACAACTCGGGCGATGTACAAGATATTAACAGTCTTGTGTATAATGGTGATGCACCGTTGAAGTATAACACCACTCCGGGTAATTTTGGTGTGCTATTGTTAAAGAGTAACAATCAAATGGGCAACGACTACGATTTAAGCATTCTAAGTCCGGGCGAAGCGTTACAAACACTAGCCGACGATGTACCTGCTAAGTTAGGTAAGCGCATTGACTGGAACATTATATTACAACAACACGAAGGTTATCAGCCAGGTATTAGCAAAATTTACCTAATGCAGCCGAACGGCTATGAATTGCGTGGTACCTTTGTTGTCAACGAAGTTGACTCTACGTACTTGTTAGTGAGCATTGACGAAAAACCTTCTAATACAATTATTGCCGGTCGTACAACAATTGATGCAATCATTGATCCAGTTAAATTTAATCCAAAACCTGTTACTGCTGGTGCAAGATATTTAATACTGGATGATATTGTTACTACAAATAGAACCTATGATGCTGAACACGATAGTAATCCAACTACTGGAATAATAAAACCTGGTGTATGGGCATGGGATGATTTCTCTGCCGGTGCCTATGATATTATCGAATACACAGGCACTGGGTGGACTGTGGTATTTGATGCTAGTACTAACAACGGATCGACTCCAGTATACACGCAGAATCTTAAGACAGGTATCCAATATCGTTGGGATGGTACACAGTGGCTTAAGAGTTTTGAAGGCGAGTACAAGTCAGGTTACTGGCGCTTTAGGATGGATGCCTAATAAGTATTAGATGCAAAAACGTGCCGGCATCTTATTCTTATCATCGTTAACTAAACGCATTTTATTAGTCCACGAAAATACCAAGTGGACAGTGCCTACCTTTGAAATAGAAAGTAACATTTTCGAAGATGCTCAAACTCTAATCAAAAAATATAAGAACTCAGAAGGTAAAATACTACCAATTGAACTTTATCTTTCTGAAGACAAGGGCTTTGAATATGGAACATATATCTGTTTAGTGGAAGATGAATTCTTAACTACCGAAGCACGTACTATATGTTGGAGTGATTTAGATGAATTACCCAAACATTTACATACTGGATTAAAATCTACAATTACTAATCCGTTGATCAAAACAAAAATTGATACTGTATTAATAATGAGCCAAGATTATGACTTTGAAAATAAGTGATTTAGAACAATACCACAGCGATATTAAACGCTATCAACAAGCAATTGATAAATTAGCTGATCCACAAGATCGCCTACAATATCAAAGCCTGCTACGCGATTATAAAAATCAAGTCCACAAGATAGACACTGGACTAGAAAATATCTTTTACGAAGATGTAAAAAGAGTTATGTCACAACAGCGACATAACTCTTTGATCGTTAAAGAAATTAGACTCAAGCTAGAGTCTATTTCTAATTAAGCCTGCGCTTCACCCCAACGTAGAATCAAGTTAGCACTGGTTGCAGCACCACCAGTAACGTAAATGTTAATTGCTAACACGTCTGGACCATTTGGAAATGTACCTCTACCACCAATTGCTGTAGACGTTAATTCTTTCAATCCAGACAAGTCAATAACTTCTCGAGTACCTAGTGGAGCAACGAACGCAAAAACCTGTTCACCCGGTTGTGCGTATGCCGGTGCACTAAATGTTACTGCACCAGTTACCGCAGCGGTAACGTCTTTTGAGATTGTGATTCTAGTCTGTCCTGCACTAGGCACGTTAAATTCGATCTTTTCAACAACAGTACCTGGCTGTATGCTAGCAGCAGCTGATACAACATAACCTAGTCGAACTGCACTAACTTCGGTCGAAGTAAAAGTAGCTACTCTAATTCTAGAGCTAGGTGTGGTAGTGTAGCCTTGAATTGCAGTAGCTGCTGCAGATCCTGTGTTCAGCCACAAAATGCTAGAACCGTTGGCAATCTGTGCAAAACTTGGTTGACCGCCCTGCGCTGTTGATGTAAGACCAAACCAATTAATATCAGTAGTTGTAACTGGATAGTTAAGTGGATTCAATACACCCTCAATAACGAACGAGTTAGCACTTGCAGTACCTCCCACAATCTCCAGCGAGTTCAATAATAACTGCGCTCTGTTTAACAATTCACGTTCGCCTAAGTCACCAGTAATAGCGTTTGAAACACTAGGTGCTAGTCGAATAGCAAATGCTGTTGACTTAACAGTTGTAACTGCAAAGTTAGTAATTTGGTAGTTAAAAATATAACCGCGATCAGTGTCAAACTGACCGTCAATTAGATAGGCAGAACCCCAGTGGCTAATTAATGGACTTGACAGCACCGATACTAAGTTGACACCAGTACCAGCAGTGTGTATTGCGGCGGCGCCTGCTGTATATGTTCTTTGTGATCCAGAATTAAAGTTACTCAATGCAACTGCTCTCGATAGTCCGCCAAGCACATTACCAGTCTTAGAAGTATATGAAATAAGTTCATTATCAACATACACTGTACCAAAATCTGGGAATTGGTTACCGTCAATTAATGTCATACTCGTTGCAATTGCTGTTAATGTGACACTTAATTTATTTCTAGCACTTTCATTTAACACTTCGTAACGAACTGGTAAGTTACCAGTACGCATATAAGCTTCTGTGTTTAAATTATTACCTTTTAATCTATGTGCAAATACATAGTCACCGTTTGGACCACGGAACATCCAGTCGATAAAACCAGCACCGTACCAGCTATACTGCATACCAATCATCTGCATTTTTGTAATGTCGATGATGTAACCACTAGGTCCGGTACCGTCGCAGGTATCTTGATTCCATTCGTCTTGTGGAATTCTATAATCTTGAATTAAACAGACCTTTGCATTAACAACATTGCTTACACCACGGAAGTCAGGGTTAACTGTCAATGTTGTGTTGTTGGTAATACCAGTAACAACGTGAGTCATTCCCTTGATAATAATTCTATCACCTGCAACAACTTGGTCTAAAAATCTCGTATTTGTACCAGAGCATAGATTTGAATCTGCATTAATTGACACAGTACCTGCAAGTTGGAAAGTACTAGAGCGTCTTACTACAGCAAGTTCACGACCATTGTATTCAAAGAAAATACCGTTTTGATCATCAAACGCACCTGCACGTACTACCGCGCCATGCCATCCAATGTGGGCCATTTGACAACTAGAGCCAATAGTAGCAGTAACATTGCCTAGCTGTGTCTTAGCCCGTACTTTAAAAATACGCTCGTCTACTATTTCAACGGCGGAGTAATCATTGTTATATCCAGTGGTTATAACTCCGGTAATCCTAACAGTTGCACCAATTTGAAGACCGTGGTCGTTGTCGTCGACTGTGATAGTGATTAATGAATTTGAGGCCGTACTTTCTGCTGTTAGGCTACGTAGGTCATAACTTGGTGCAAATAATGCACCAGTGGTATACATGGCACCTTTACCAGATTGATAACGAATATACTTCTTGCTCATACGAACTGCCTGTGCACCATGTGCCGGAGTACCGGTACTTAGTAATACACCGCCGTCAAACGGGCGATGCAAGAAGAATGCATCTGTTCTTGGATACACTATTCCAGTAATCGTTGGCGAAGTTCCAATAGTTCCAGATGACCTTGCAGAAAATCTAAATGTCTGCAATGTCGGTACTTGTTCAACCACGAACGGACCGTTTAATAAAGATTGATTAGTGCCTGCTGAACCTATAACTACCGATATACCTTGTCCCGGAACCAATCCGTGTGCATTAGGGAATGTCACATTAATGGATGCAATTGCACTATACTCTAATGTGCGCCCCGATGGTAATGGCGCTTGAAGCACTTCGTTAAAATCAATGGCTGATAATACTGGAATCGGAGTACCACTAAGTGTTGCAACACCTGATACACCCGATACTGTTTGTATAACACCGTTAGAACCAGTCGAAACTACAATCAATAATAAGTCTTTATTGCCATCTCCGCCACCATCTAATAAGGTGTTTGATATGTTAATTAAATTACCAGCAAGGTATCCAGTCCCGCCAGATGAAACAGCTATTCCAGAGTACGTACCGGCAGATCTAGTAATATTGAACGAAGCATTGATACCAGTCGGAATTTGAACTATACCAGTCGACAACTGTCTGTATGCTTCTCCATTTACTGGAGGTGTTCCGCTAATAACTGCTGCTGATTGAATACCACCCGTACTAAATGTAGCTGTTACTCGCAGAGTAATCGAGTTGCCGCTACTACCCTGTGCATCGTGTGTGTAAGGCACTGTCGGTACTGTGTATGAACCAGTGTAAAGCGTCGATACTGTTCTAATTCTAAACTCGTCAATATATCCGGCAAAGCCTCTAGCACCTGTAAAATCTGCACCAAGACGCACTTTAGTATGCGCCTGATAAGATACGTTGTCAGTATAATTTGCGCCTTCTTGACTACCGTTGACAAACAATCTTAGTGTATTAGTGGTTCTAGAAATAGCAATATGATACCATTGATTAGTAGTTAACACAGTATCGCCGACAATGACTTCAACACCGTCAATGGTAATTACTAGGTTATTGCTCGAATTAATTCGTAATGTAATAGCTGCATCTGGTGATTGCTCTCTAAAATCAAATAGTGTTTTAGATGTTGCAGTGCCTAGTGTTGTTGGATAAAACTGAGCTTCAATTTCAAAATCGCCGGAGACAAACAAAAAATTATTGTTAATAGCATAATCGAGATATCCAGTGGCTGTTGCTGCAAGTGTAGTTGGATTATTTAAGAATAAACTTGAGCGTCCAAATCTTTTGATGTTTTCACTCAGTAAGGCATCTGTTCCTGCACCGGTTATAGTGGGTTGGATTCCGTTGGCAATATCTAAGAAACCACTAAGAGCGTATGGTCCAGTTGGATTTTGATCAAAATGTACTAATAGTACAGTAGTTGTGTAGTAGGTAACATCCGATCCGGGAATAACTATGGTATCATTAATATTATATCCTTGACCAGTTTGATCGATTGATAACAAACTGTACGAACCACCGCCGCTGGTAAAACTAAACACCGCAGTGTCATCGATCGTTTGGACAACGTTTGTACCAACGACATTATTGTATATTCCGCCATCGCCGATGAGTCTTGTTGTGCGTGGACTTAGAAAGTAAATTGTATTACCGACAACTGAGCTAACTTCCATAGGTGCTCCGCTGCCGTTATCAATGACTGCTCCAGGTACAACTCCAGTTGCATTTACTACTGGGATTTCCGTTGCACCAATTTCCACATTAACGCTTGCATATACAGTAGCAATAGTACCACCAGGGCCTGTAACGCTGGCAATCTGTGTGCCTAAGTTAATCGAAGAACCGCTAATAGTAGTACTTGCTAATACAGTACTAGTTGTACAGTTACCTGTAAATCTTGCAGTAACAGTTGCAATTGGGTTACTTACTAATGGTGCGGTTCCACTAAATGCAACAGTAGTTGTGCCCGTTGGGCTCGATAGTAGTGCTGTGATTGTACCAGCCGACCCTTGACTTGCAACTGAAAATGTTGGACTTCCTAGGGCAGCACCAGTGTAAAATCCTGCCAAACGTAATTGAGTATATGATGTAGCAATCGGTGAACCGCTAATGGTTCCTACTCTAGACTTTGCATAATATGTAAATGTGTTTTCAGAAGGAACGGAATTAACCAAGAATGTTCCTTCTGCTCGGCTAAATCCCGATACTGAGCTAGCCAACGCCTTGATGCTAATCGGAGTACCTGCTGATAAAAAGTGCGGAGACACTGTGGTTACTGTAATCAAACTAGGACCGACACCTGCTGTACCAGTCGATGCGTCAGTGACGCAAAGACTAACAATTAAATCACTGCCTGGGATTTCGTAGGTCGACGGATATCCCCTAGATGTTGCAATAGCCTGCCACTTAGTTGGTTGTAGGCCATATTCAAAGTCAGCATCAAGCATGGCCTGTGGTATGCCAACTCTCATACGTTCCATGGCATCTGTGCCAAATTTATAAGGTCTAGTGATTTGATATTCTTCGTCCACAAAGATTTGAATATCGTCTGTGGCTAACATGGTGCGTGTATCGTAATACAATGTTAATACAGTATAACCCTGCGCCCACTCTAATAGTCTTGGAAACTCGGCGGTTGTTTCGCGGAAGAATGCAATAGTTGCGCCGGCTGCTGGATCACTAAAATCGTAGATAATTTCATTTTTAGTTGTATTGGTAATTAATAAAACATTTGCCTGCTCGTATCTCTTTGGAATCTTAATACGACTAACGCCTGTTACTTCTGCTGGCAAAACTGATGTGCCGGACTGGATAACCTGAATAAGAATTCCAGAAAGTGCAGTAATTCGGGACACTGCATCTGTTTCTCTTGTTTTAGTTAAATCGATTACCTGCGGAACAACAGCTTGATAAGAAGGTGCTGCTGTGTTAGTTAAGATATAATTGTTGATTAGATTACGTAAAAAAGTATGTCCTACAACTTCTGCAATTCGATCGCCGTCGATTTGAGGAACATCACCATCCCAGTACTTGCTTGCTACACGACGAGTCTCTTCATTGCCGCCGTATCGTAGATCAAACAAATATGCATCAAGAACATAATTAGTATCTCTTTCACATTTTACATCACTGAATGTGTACCCTACAAATCCGTTTGCGCCGGCTAAAACTTGAGCATTTAAAAATGCAGTTACTTCTTTTTTAAGATATGTTTTATTTGCGAGGATTAACTCGTAAGCATTAGGCTTTAAATTACCTAGATATGAAACTCCGGGTTTAAAGCTATATTTTTTTAGTAGTTGTTTTGCCATTTTATTATTCCGTTATCCACCTAATGCAATTGCCAATGCAGTTGCTCTTCTGTTTGTGTATACCTTAGTTGAAACTAAAGGATTTGTTTCAGGTGCTGTTGTTTGTGTAGTACCGTCATTGTATTTTACTTCTGTGGTATATGTAGCCTTCCATCTAAACGACGGGCTACCTGAAGTATATTGATTGTTTACCGCTGGAACTAACGCATATCGTCTGTCAACTGATAGTGGATTAGAGGTTTGAATAATCAACTGACCGGCTCCGCCGCTAGTAGCAGCCGATGATGTTGATAAGAAAGTGTTACCTGTAACTGTTGTTCCATTGTACGTTGTTTCTCTAATGTTAATACCACCACTTACATCAAATCCAATTGCAGTTTCAAAACCTGTTGATGAAAAAATCTTTCCACTTGCAGCTTTTAAAAGCTGTGCAGAGTCAATGTCAATACCGCCTGTGCCAATCCACGCTTTGGTAAATTTCTTTGAACTAGATCCTAAAGATACAGTATTGGTTATTGCAGGCAGTAACGTTCCTGCAAAAGTAATATTTGATCTAAAATTAGCTACTGGAACAATATTTAGCGTGGTCGAGTCGGTGGTGTCAATTTCAGTGCCTTTGAAACTAATACCTTCAATGGTAACTTTATCAGTGGCCTGAATATCGATATTACCTGATTGTGTTATTTCAAGCTTGCCTAGGCCTGTGGAATTTTCAATGCGAATACTCTGCACATTTGCAGTTGACTGAATTTTAAAATTAGTTGCATCTACAGACAATCGGGTAGCTAGGCCTGCAAGATTATTGAAATCAATGCCCTGCGTTTGATTGGTAATTAATTTACCTTGAAACGCAGTAAGTGCAGTAATTGTACCTAGGGTCAGCGATGTGGAACCGCCACCAATGTTTGATAGATCTGCTCTTAGAAGTTCAAATCCTCCGCGATCTTCACCGTTATATAGTCTGAGAGTGTCCTTCTCGTAATCGTAGGTGATTTCGCCGCGGAATCCCTGTCGGAGGTCTTTTAAACCAACCGGCAAAATTCTAAGTCGTGATGTTATTACTTCCCGTTGTGCCATAATGAGTTTTTACCTTGTCGTATTATTTATCGAACAAGAAAATAAAAAAAACCCCACATTTCTGTGGGGCTTTTTAATCTTACCATTAAGCCTGTGATTCTTTCCAGGTAAATCGAGCAGTTACTGCTGTCGCTGCTGTAGTATCTGTTGGCACACAAACTAGTGTAATTACGTCTGGCCCGTTCGGGAATACATAATCACCACCAAGTAAACTGTTACCAATTTCGACCAACTGTGACAAATCTTGCGCTGTCACGTTACCTGTAACTGTTGCTAGCGCACGGAATTCAAACAGTGTTGTACCGCCAACAACTGTGTCATTGGCTGCACCGGTGTGCTTGATAATCTGTGTCAACGATGGACTACCATAGTTAGCAAAGTATGCTTGTTGTGCTAGAGCACCGTTTAGTACAAGTCTAAACGAAGCTGGTCTAGAAGTTGCGTTAGAAACCACAACACCAACAGAGTCAAGTGCAATCTGCATACGGTTGA